TTAACGCCCCATGCGCGCGCTGCGTCGCAAGCCTTGCGGGAGCGGCAGGTGGTACCCGATGAGGCAGAACTGATCCAGCGCGAAGAGCACCGTGCTCTCGAAGCCCTTGCCCTGCGCGGATCGAACTTCTTTGTTCCACGCGGTGGTCGCGTCGCTAATGCCCACCAGATGGGCGCGCTGCGAATTCGGGAACCCCAGCGACCCGCCGAGCAGAATCGTGGCTTCGCTCTGGTCCAGATTGCGGCCGAGAGTGAACCCGAAGCACTCCGTCTTGAAGCACGCGAGCAAAGTGGAAGTCCAAACGGATCGCGGAAGATTGATGGCCTGGTTGAATGCGGTTTGATTGACGTCAGTCGGATACAGCACTTCAAAGCGCGCCGTGGGCTGGGTTCCGCGAATGTAGTTGATCACAGACGTCGTGAACGCCCCGAGTTCTGCAGCCAGGAATGCCATTTCTTGCGGATATTGAGATGGATCGGCGGAATTAGTGGTAAATACGGTCATCGGCCGCCCATACGCGGTTTGAAATTGCGCCGTGCTCCACACATCATAGAACGGCATTCCGGAAAACGCGTGCCCGGCGCCGTCATTCGGGAAATACCACCACTGGACTTCGCCGAACTGCAGGTAGGGCTGCAACCCGGCCGACGCCTGTAACACAGCCATCTCCGCGTACACTTCTTGCCAGAACGCAAGACTGGCGGGGGAGAAGTTCGTCTGCAGCGACGGTGTCGGCAGAAGAATGGGGTCGCCCGCCGGCCCTCTCTGCGCGATCCCCGCGGTGGTTGACGGATCGCCGTTCCCCAATTCCATGCTGAACGCCGCGACCGAGTCGATACTGTAACTCTTAAGAGCCGCAAAAAAGCTCATGTTCCAATCGCGAGCCGCCCGATTCAATCGTGGAGTCGCCGTCAAGTCCGTCAGCCACGACCCATCGACGCCGGCGGCGAGGGTGGCTCCCGATGTTGCAAAACTCAAATTGGCGCTAGTCGTGGTCACCGCCAGCGTGATCAAGTTCCCATCCGCGCCCAGCGATCGGGAAGTAATTGTCAGTACATTTCCAGAAGCACTGGCCCAAATTCCCGTGTATCCGCGGTTCAACTCCAGAGCAAATGCAATGGCGAGCGTCGCGGGCGTGTCTCCGGCGTGGATCAGCTTCTGGAGCACGGTATCGGAAGACGATGGCTGACCCGTCCGGCCCAACGTGACGGTTACTGAGAAGTTCGGATCGGGGGTACCGCTAAACGTTACCGTTCCCGACGCATAAGTGTTTCCGGGGATCACTAACTCATAGAACCACAGCGCGCCAACGTAATGATTCTGTCGGCCGTCAAAGCCCAGCGTGTCGATCAGCCAGGCGGTGCGCTCCGGCGCGAGTTCCAGAGAATGCGCGGTGTCCCAATCCGTCGCAAGGGTCGTTCGCGGCTGGCTCGCGAATGCCGGCAGAGTAGCGGTGGGCGCCGCTGCTTCAACAAAGTCAAGATAGAAGTCCGCCCCGGCGGGTCCGGCGTGCGACAAGGTCACCGTGTGTGTTCCAGCGCTGAACTGGCCCACCGGCCAGCGAATCAGCACATCTTCGCCGGCCAACGCTAGATTCACAGTGCCGGCGGAATTTCCATCCACCTGAATGGCAACCGTGGCTCCGCTAGTTAGATACCGCGTTCCGATGTAAAGCGTGTGCGACTGCGGCGCGGAGTACTGACAACTAGCCGATGCGGTCTGCGTTTGGGTGTCATGGATACCGCCTCCGGAGAAGTTGCCCCGAGACGTGGTCCACGCACCGGTAAAACTGATCGCTGCATCCTCGATGCGAACGCTTCCGAGCCCCGCCACCGAATACGCGCGTCCGGTCCCGGTCACGGTCCAGTTCGAAACGACAACCTGAAACTCGCTTCTCGCAAACGCCGCGCTTTGTAAATCCGCCGCGTAAGTCCACCGCATTTTGCGAATCTTGTTGGTGGGCACGGTCTGACCGTTTTTATCGGTAAGCGTGGAAAAGTTCAGCGTGACGTTCCACTGTGTCGGCGACGTGCCATTGCTGAATGTCTTCGCCGGCGCGTCCCACGTTTCCGTGTCTGCGCCAGACGTGTATGAATACACCCCAAAGCGATTCCCATTGGCGCCCGCGGTGCTGGCTGCGATCGATTGACCGTTGGTGTAGTACAGCCGGATCGTCGATCCGCTATTGGTTGCCTTCAAGACACTGGAGAACGCGTTCACGCTATTGGCAATGGCCTGCACGATGCTGGCGATAGTATCGGTTGCCAGCACCTGATACGTGTAATGTTCCTCCAAGAATGCCAGTCCCGTGAAGTCGCCCGCGGTGACGCTGCCCGACAATGTGAAATCGGCGTAAGCGCATTGATAGCTCCCCGTCACCGGAGTAGCATGCGCCGCCAGCGGGACGTAGTAGATGCTTTCATTGCCATTGTCCCCGGCCCAGATCCGCAACGACGGCCAATCGACCGTCGGAAAAAGACCCGAGTCCAACGGGATGCAATTCGTGCGCGTCTCGTCATAACTCAACACCAGTCCGCTCAAGTCGCCGTCCGGTAGATTCCGCAGAGCGGGGTGCTCATAAACGTTGTCGCGATTCCACTCGATCACAGCCCAATCGAATTGTTGACGCCACGTTCCAGAGACCGTGAATCCGCTCGCCGACGTGCCGCTCAAAGCCGCGATCGCGGAAGGTTGGAAGAAAAAACATTGTAAATCCCCATTCGGGGTCAATTTATTAATTGTTCCTGACATAGGATCTCCGGTCGGTTACAGCCGGATCGTCACCGTAAGATCGCTGCCGGGCAGGGAATTGGCAGCCGTCGGCACAGTGAGAACATCCAGGTTAAGTTGCGAACCCGACGTCAAAGGCGTGAGCCCGAACCCGCCCACAACGTTCGACTGTGTGGCGCCAGCGGCAATCGTCAGCGTGCAGTACACCGTCGATCCCTGGCGCAGTTGCAGCGTGACCGCACTTCCGCTCGGTGCCTGACTCACAACCGCGAATACATCCCGAACCGCGTGCGCAGCTTCAACCATTAGCGGCGGAGCAGCACCGGTCTGCGTCGCCAGATATCCTTCGATCTGAATCGAGAATTGTCCCCCGGACAGCGTGCGCAGTCCTTGGTCGACAGTAGCGCCATACGAAGCGGGCGCCGTCAATCCGCCCCCGATCGCGTTGGTCATGAACAAATCCGCCGCACCCACGCGCACATCCGGGAGAAACACTGAGTAACTGAAGTTGCCGCTCGCCGGACTGCCAAAAAAGCCCGGCACAAACGGAATAATCGAAGTATTGCGCTTCAAATGATACACAAGAGTGCCGGCAATATGCGCCGCAGCCGTACTCCCCTGCGACGCCCGTGTCACGGTGTACTGCGCGCCCGTCACCCCGGTAATCTGCAGCATTTCCGCCTCCATCTGAATCAAGTCCCCAACTTGCCCGGGACCCGCTGAATTCAGAGTGACGGACGTATCTGTAGCCGCAATCGCGCTCGCCAAACTGTAGCTCGTCGGGCTCGCGAGTTCATCCCAATAAAACAACGTCAACGTGCCGGCCGAAATCGTATGAGTATTCGTGATGTCGGTAAATCCGATGGCCGCCAATTCGATAGAACCCTGTCCCGAGAGGCTCAGACCAAACACCGGAGCTGGTGGCGTGTCCTGGTCCACTCCCGGCCCCGCCGCTCCGCCGATTTGCCACCGCGTCAGGGGATTCAATTCATAAGCGCTCTCTTGATCGAACACATTCGCCGATCTTCCCGAGATTTGTACCGTCGCTCCTGGCCGGTTCGGAACGTCAATCTCCGCCGGACTACTCAACGCGACTCCCGCTAAAGTCCAAGTGGATTCCGCCACCGTGAAATAGCTGCTCGAATCTGGCTCCACAACCCACGCCGGCGTCACGGTAAGAGTCGTGGCGTTGTTCGTCACCACCGGCCGCTCCTGCCCAGCTCCCTTGCCGCGCGTCACCCGCACCAGCGCGCCTTTGAAGTCATCCGGCAACGCGCCCAGGTTCGCATTGCCGATCGTGGTCGCACTATACAAACCAGTTTGCGTTTCCGGTTGGAGTTCCATCCGCCAGTAGAAGTTCGCATGATCGTAGCTCTCATCCGGTGGACCCACGAGTTGTGCGGGAGCGCCGCCGGAATCGGTAAATGAAACAGCCACACTACTCTGCGAAGCGATGCGCAGCAACTCCACCGGATTGGTTCCCCGGTAAACCACGAACCCCGTGCTCCCCGGCGAAAAACTCAGCCCAGATAACGTGACGGCATTCGTGTTCGTGCCCGCGGGAATAGCCGCCGTGACCACAAAGCTCAAGCCGCTCTCTCCTCCCGCCCCATCGAGAGCACTCACGGCGTAATACAGCGTTTGACCACCCGCCAGCGCCCCACCCGTTGTGGCGATCGTCGGATTCAAACTCAACAACGGAATGTTCGCTCCGGTGGACGAGGGCTTGCTCGGCACGGTGAACGCAGCCGCCAGCTCGACGCTCGACCCGCCGCCCGCCACCGGGATCACGGTCTCGGTGACACCGAACTCCTCGAGGCCGTTGCCGTCGACGACCGTACCCACCAGCGGTCTCGGCAATCCGACGCTGCTGCCCACAGGACGTCGGCCGCCCGCCGCACTGGCTCCCCCGCTCGGATACCACGCGTCGTCGTGCCATTGCGCCGTAACCAACACCGTTTGGTAGTTCGCCCCGGGCGCGAGTTTCACCACGCGAAAGAGTTGCCGCTCCAACCCTTCCTTGAGATACGTCAAGGTGAGCAAATCCCCCGGCGTAAGCCCGATGCCTCGCACCGTGGTCTCGAACTCCACGAACACATTTCCCACGATCGTCTTCGCCAGTTGCAGGTCGAGCATGCGCGTCGCTTGGTCGAAATTGGGCAGCCCCAGCGCCGCGAACGCGGCCGTGACCTCGCGGCCCGTCAGCGCCGCATCGTCGGTATCCACCAAAGACAAACTGTCCTGTTGATACTCGTTGAACTCGTCCTGGAATTCGACAGTAAGCCGGTTCGGAACGTCCGCTCCGCTGCGCGAGTACAGCCGGATCGCCGGACTCGCATCCGCGTTCCGCAGAATCCCCGAGAATGCCGCGGTTGCGTCGCTGAATTCATACACCGGCCACCCGCCGTCGAGTGCCGACGTGCTATTGCTGCCGTCGGGCAGCGTCGGCTGTTGCACGGCCAGCGTGCTCTCGGCGCGCAGCGTCAGCAGCCCGCCGGAGCCGTAAGTGAGAATCAAAAACGCGCCGTTACGGATCCCGCGCACGATCTCCGCCGCGCTCGTGCGCGTTTGGATCACCAGGTTGCATTGATACCGCGGAGTAGAAACCGTATTGCCGTACAGGTCCGTGGTCTGAATCGCCGCAGCGCTGTAAGCCGCAGCCGCCGCGAAGCTCGGCAAATCTACGTCCGTCGTCAGCCACCCCGTGCGTCGCAGCACGTCCAACAGGACCCACGCCGGATTGTTTGTGAACGAGGCGCCGAGCGAAGTACCGTTAGCGTCGAACTGTTCCAGCATCAGCCCCTGCAACAGTACCTGCACGGTTGCCAGAGATTGTCCATTACTGATACGGTTCGGTGTGACCACGCTCAAGTACGCCATGCTCCCGTAAGGATCGCCGAACGGATTCCCCGATCCATCCGTGAAATCCATATTGAAAGCGCCATTCCGCGTTCCCGCGCTCACCACGTTGTACCAACCCGTGGCCGTCATGTCCGCGCCGCTAACGCCCGCCGGAATCTGTACGTTATTCACGACCACGCTCACCACCGCCGAAATCTCTCCTACTCCCAACAGCACTTCCATACGAGTAAGATTTCCGTCGTTGCGCGAGAACACGATCGGCGGCTGATACCACGCCGTCCCGTACACGATCGGTACGTAGTCGTTGTAAGCCGCCAGGTTATCGATCACCGGCGACACATGCCAGCCGGGTTCGCCGAAACCGCGCACGGCAATTTGCGCGGGTACGAACTCGATCCCTCCGAACCGTCGTGTGGCGTTGTTCGATTGGTCCGTGGAAAACATTCCACGCGCCGTGCAGTTAGCTCGCGTGAAGTCACAATCTGTGAACACAGCACCCGCGTTCAGATTTCCCGCGCCGCCAGTTTGATCCGCCGAATACCCGCACTTGAACAACGCCGAGTAGCCGCCCTGTGCCCCGCCATTCAACGCCTCTTGCCGCTGTGCCGCCGTCGATGGAAACCGCCACGGGCACCGCCGCTCGATTTGCACGTCCGGCAGCATGATCCGCTGCAAACTGAGCCGGTTGGTGAACGTAACGCGCAACGCGGATTCCGTGATTTCATCGGCCGTATTCCCCGTGCCGCGAAACACCACCCGCGATTCGGAAGCGGCTTGATTCGCCACCAGATCGTAAAACAGGAACTGCACCGTGACCTGCGCTCCCCGAAAGCCCGTCTCCCGCTCGATCTGAGAAAAGTGGGAGTCCGCATTCGCCAGCGTGATGGCAACTTTCGTAGCGCCATCCAATCCGTCCTGCGATGAAGCTTGCAATTCGAACAGATTATGTTTGAGCAGCCGCGCCCCATAAGCGTTCAAGTTAAACGTGACAGCATGCGTGCTCCACCGTTCGGTATTCCCGTTACTCAGTAAACAGTCGAATAAAAACAGCGGTGTAGGTGCAACCTCTTGCTCCTTCAACTGATCGATAGTCGCCATCTCTAAACTCCCGAGTGGGGCCAGGCTTTCAGCCTGCCGCCGCCTTTAAGGCGGCGCGTGTCTCCGCGCCGCGCAATGTCCAGACGCCGAGCACCGGCAGTGCGCCAGCGCCCCGACCCCACTTCCTTCACAAATCCCTGTGACAGGACCCTAGTAGCCATTAGTCACAATCCGAACCACCGCATCATAAACATCCGTTCCCTGCGCCGTAACAGAGATCTGATCCCCATCGAATCGAGCGTTCGCATAAACGCCTCCGCCAGCGCCAGTTAGTCGATACTCCGCAGCCGCCGGCTGTGCATCCACCTGCATCCCGAACAAATCCACCGACCCTCCCGCGTCCAATTGCGCTCCAAACGTAACGCTGGATGTGTTCTGCGCCAAATTAGCGAACAACGTGACCCGCTGCCACAGCCCACCCGGCGAGAACGCCTTCGAAACCTGAGCCCCCGCCGTCGACGCGATCAAAGTAACCGCCGATCCCCCCGCACTACGCGCCCACACGCTCAACGAGTATTGAAAGTTCCCAGGAACATTCAACGTCTGCGCCACCGCCTCTGGAACCTGACCCGCATTGACAGCCCGCGTCGCCCGCAGCGTCCCCAACGGATCGTCGATGCCTGTCGTAAGTTGAATCAGCGGCGCATTGCTCCAAGCCGCCGCGCCGAAGGCCTCGCTCGACGCCAACAAATTCCCCGCCGGATCGAGAAAAGTGAACACCTGCAGTTGCCCCGACACAGCCTGAAACAGCGCTTCGATCGCATTCCATTCCGCGGCCGTGAGCCCCGTCCCACGCAGTTCCCATTGAGTCTGCGCCGCCCCCGGATCGGCGTACACCACGGTGTGGCCGTCCCGCAATGTGTTGATCGCCGTCCGCGCCGTGCGCTGTCGCGTCACCGGATAAAGCGTCGCAGCCCCCGTGGCCAGTTGTGGAAACACCAACATGCTCAGCGATTCTCCTTAACCACAACCTGCGTGGCCCCTCGCCCTACGTCCTGGAATTCCGCCGCTACGGTACCCGATACAAAACTGCAATTCGGATACACCGTCCCATCCCACGGATCGGTAAAGCTAAAACTCCCCGACTCTCCCTGTTCACTCAGAAAAAATGCCTCCAAATTCACCAACTCCGTTTCCGTGAGCAGATCCAACCGGATCGTCCAGCGCAGCAACGGCGTCCCATAGTCCGGAAAGCGCTGCTCGCTTCCGTCCAGGAAGCGCCACACGTGTGTCGAGAACTGCCGCGCCCGATCCGCCGGATATTGCGCCACCGCCCCGGTGCTTAGCACTGGAAAACTTGCCACGATCCCTCCCGCGTCACAGCCCTTGAATCACATCGTTCAGCACGTTCGACTCGAGCATCGCCTGCCGCACCGCCATCGCAATATCCGTGCTGTGGTCCAAAAACGACTGGCTATCCAGCGCCTGAACCTGCACCGTAATCTGCGGACCGCTCCCCGCACCACCAGCCCCCGAGTTCGACGTGGACACGGGCCGCGGCTGCCCGCCCTGTGAGTAATCGACCCCAAACGGTTGCGTAGGCGCCGCCTCGCTGATGCCCGCGTTCACGTTAGTTTTCGGAGGCATAATCAGAGTCGCCAAAGGAGACTGCTGCGCGCTTCCTCCTCCTCCGCCGCCGAACAAACTCATCAACCCGGTTATCAGCGGACTCAATCCCGTCCCGATCCCCAAAACATTTTCGAGCACCCCGCCGACCGTACCGGCCGTCGACGATCCCCCCTGCGCCCGCACCGTGGAATTCAGCGAAATAGCCTGAGTATTATCCTGCGTAGCCTGCGCCGCCGCTTGGTTCACGGTCTGCAACTGCTGCAGTTGTTCCGTCAACTGCGTGAATTGATCGGTGAGGCCCGAGCTCGCGCCCGCCCCGGATCCCCCCGCGCTCCGCAAGGGCCCCACCGCCGCCGTCACCACGTCCCCGATCGTCTTACTCGCCACCAGCCACCTCCGCCCGATACTCCGCGTCCAATAACACAAAGGCATCGGCTTCCCGAGCCGTCAATTCGTCCCCGCCGCGTCGCCCCGAAAACGTCCACACGAAAAACTTCTCCAATAGCGTCACGCTGTCCGTCGTGATCAACGATTTCGGACACTCTTCGCTAACCCTGCGCCCGCGCACCCACACCGGCCGCCGCGCGCCGCGCTGATCTTCCGGCAAGAAGCCGCACCGCCGGCTCTTCTCCAGACCCTGCCGTCTGCACCGCTCGCAATTCCACCCGGCCTGATCCGAACGCAGAAAGTGGAACGCGACGATTAGTTTTTTCTTTCGCCCTCGCTCAAACCGCACTCAGCCTTGATGCGCGCGAGAATCTCCATAGCCAGCGCCATCGGCCCCCTGTCGATCAGCGTCCGCGGCGTAGCGTCTTCCCCGTCGATCGACAAGCCCGCAATTTCCGCCAAACCCCATTCCAAGTAGGCCTGATCGATCTCCGTTTCCAGCACCGCCGCCTCGATCTTCTCCCGCGGATCGCTCCCCGCTTCCAGAAATTCCAGCTTCCGTCCGATCTCCCGGATAGCCCGCGCCAGCTCGATCCGCCGCGATACCGAAATCCGCGCGACCTTGTACCGCACGCCCGCGCATACGTCGGATTCCAGCCAGACCCCGCTCTCGTGTTCTGTCTGTCCCCTGTCCCCTGTCCCCTGGCCCCTGCCCCTACCCGAACGCCACATAAAGTTCATCGTCCGCCGTCCCCTGACCCCGGCTGCTTTGAAACTTCCACTCCAGCCGAGTCTCGCCGTCGTCGAATTCCGGAACCTCCGGAACCATCGCCGGCATATACGCGCCGAATAACTGCCCCGCCTGCGCACCCAACTGCAACATCACCCCGATCGGCGACCGCTGCCGAGCCGCCTGATACAGCAGCCGAGTCTGAGCATCGTCTTGTTCGAACAGCGTAAACGCGAGGTTCACATTCCGTTGCCCGCCCGCAATGCATCGCGCAAAATCGCTGCCGAATTCTTTCACCCGCAGTTCCAGGTTGTTCTCGAGCGTCAATTCCGCCGCCGTCAGCGTGAGAAACTGCGCCTGCGTCGTTCCCATCCAAACTTCGCCCAAGTGCCCCGGCACCACCGTGTAATCGAATCCCGCCAGAGTCGGCTCAACCGGGAACTGCGTCAATCCCCCCTGGCCGCTGGTGAAGCTAACGCTATCCAGCAGATCCTGCGACTGCCCCGAAAACTCGAACTCCTGAAAGTCCCCGTTCACTTTCACCTTCAGCACATCGATCGCCGCGCCATTCAGCACTCTCTGTACCACGGTGTTCGGGTCCCAGTAGTCGTAAATCGTAGCGCTGCCCACGCCCGTACTCAGCTTGTACGTCATCGTAGGTCCCACCGCCGATCCCACGCCGGCGTTCGCAAACGGAGCATTCACCACGACGGTAGTTGTATTAAGAACCCCCGCCACGAACCGCAATTCCCCGCCGCACATGATGCCCTGCCCCGCCGTCAATCCATGCGCCGCGCCAAATTGAATCTGCGTCAGATTAGTGATCGCCGCCACCGTGCCCCCAGTAAAAAGCAACGGCGCAGCCCCCATAGCCGCCTGAAACAGCGGTCCATGACTAGGCGCCGCACTCTGATTAATCCACTCCGTCATCAGCGTGCTCAATTGAAAGGTAGTCTTCTTTCGAATCCGGTTCGGCAACCCAACGAACGTACGCGTGCCCGTCTTATCCTTCCGCTGGGTAGTCTCCAGCACCTGCTTGGCCCCCAGCTTCAATAACGGAATCCGATTCTGCCCAGTGACTGCCGCCGCGCCCCCATACGTGGATTCCAACGCCACGTACACTCGATTGTTGTTAGATGATATGTAGCAGCTCATAAGTTCCCAGCCATTCTGACTCCTGACTTCTTATTCAGATCGACAAGTCCACCTCGAACGTCACCTTCGCGATCTGCAGGAAATTCTTCCCCCCATGCCGCACGGAGTCGTACGTGACCTCATACGCTCCGGCGAAAAACACGCCCTGCCCCCAGCTCCCCCGATTCGCGTCCAGCACTTGCGTCACAGCATCCGCATACAGCCGTAACTGATCCTCGATTCCCTCCAGCCGGTCCTGCGAAATCCGCACCTCCACCACCGTCCGCACCTTCCCCGAAAAGGTCCGAAACTTCTCGGTGAGCAAGTTCCGCACGCGGTCCGCGTACACAAGCACCACCGGATACTTCACCACCTGGCTCCGTTCCGCCAACTCGAACGGCACGTTCTGATCCACGATGTGTGTAGCCGGTACCGGCGCCAGCGCAATCCCGCTATCGTTAGCCAGTTGCGCAACGATAGCGTTCAGTCCCGTGCCTGGCGCCGTCAGAAACTCCACCAGCTTCTGCGCCGCGATACTAGCCGTCTGCGCCCCAGTCAAAGGCATGGTCCTAACCTCGCCTCAGCATCGGCCCGCCGGTCACATACACATCCGGATTCTGCCCGTTCCCCGGCGCCCGCCCCGACACCAGGCCCGTAGACGGCAGCGTGAAACTCTGTGCCACAGGAACCGCAGTTGCGTTCTGCAAAGTAGCCGCCACGGAACTCAACCCCATATACACGTTGAACCCAGTAGCGCCCGAAGGAGGATTCACGACGCTAACCACCGGCACACTCCCCGCGGCCGCGTCAAAGCTGGTCGAATCGCTAACCTCCCCCTCCTGCCCCTGCGCCGAAACCCACGCAACCTGGATGAAGTAAGTAGCCGCCGCCTGTTGCACGGCCGCGAAGCTCACCACCGGAGCCATCGCCTTAGCCAGCGGCGTCAGCGACAATCCGATCCCGTACCGCACAGTGTGAGTCTTGGCGTCGTTAGCCACATCCCGATACTCGGTGAACTTAGCCTGATACCGGTCGTTCAATTGATTATTGAAGGCATCCCGATAAACCACCGCCAGCGTGTGAGCCGCATGCCACCGCTTCATCTGCCGCGTCACCACGACATCCGAAACCCCAATCTGCCTCCGCATATTCCACTGCAAGACGCCCAACTGCGGATCCAGCGCCCGAGTATGATCCAGCAGCATATCCAGTACTTCTTGAGACAGTTCTTCGGTAGCCAACCCCAGCTTCGCGTCCAAGTCGATCTGTTCCGTGTTAGCCACGTCCAGAATCGCCGACTCATAAACACGCAAGTCTTCCGTAGTATTCGGATTTCCATCCGTCAGCAACATAGATGCGCTCCTATCCCCGTTCCGCGCCGCCGCCCGAAGTTGAGCCGCCCCAAGTCCACCGCCCCGCGCGTCTCCGCCGGGTGAGCCAGCACAGCCTTCCCGTCCACAATCAGCTTCGCAGCCAAGCTCCGCGGAACCGTAGCGCGTACCCCTTCGCGTCCCCCATCGGCCGTCTCGCAACTAACCACCACAACCTCGGCGTCAGCGATCCCCGCCTCAGCCTTCCGGATTGCCTCGAAATAAGCCCGCAAATTCATAACGCACCTGATCCCCGTCGGCCCAAAAAAATGGCGGGCCCGCGAAGGCCCGCCAGCATTCTGTATTCTGTATTCTGTCTTCTGTATTCTTCTTCAGCTATTCACCTGCACCGCGAAATTATTCCGCAGCGCCCCGCACCCATACAACACATCCACGGTGAACTGCTGCGCCAGAGTGTTCGGCTGATAGCTCATCACCACGCGCAGCCCGAAGTTGCCCAGTTCCGCGTACTCGGCGACGGCGCCCGTACCCGGAAGCGGTTGCGGCAACCGCCGAACCACCAAGCCGATCGAGTCCCTTCCGAACGCCAGATTGTGAGTGTTCACCGGGCTGCTGCCCGTCTTGGTAACGTACTGCGACCGGAAAATATAAAAGTCCTTCATCTTGCCGATCGCCCCGTCCACCACCGCGCGCAGGCCCGCCTCGCCCGCCGTGTTGAACTCGCTGAAGCGCGGAATCTGCCGCAACGCCGAATACGTCACCGGGTCCACCACCAGGTACTTGGCCGCGCTAGGCGGCATCTTAGCCGAGAACAACGCCGTTTCCGCCGAATCCACAACCGCTTCCGTAATCGCCGTTCCGGCCGTGCCCACCGGGGCATTGGCCGAAAACGCCGGATACAAATTCAGCAGGTTCGTTTCGATGCTCTCCGCCAGAGCCACCACCGCCGGCTGCATGTACAGCTTCAGCAGATCCGGCACCGCGAGCACCTTCGTCACGTCCGGAATCTGAAACGACGCTTCGACGTGGTTCGTCAAAACGATTTGCGCATTACCGATGTTCGGGTTCTGCGTCTGCACTGTCCCGCCCTCGGCGATGTTGTTAGCCACCAGCGTCGGAGGAATCGGCACGTTGATCGTGTCCCCCGCATGCGCCAAGGTCGGCTCGTAGTCGCGATTGACCAGGTTCCCCATGACCAGGTTCCCCACCAAAGCCGGCAGCGCATCCGCCGCCACCAGCTTGACAATCGCTGACGCTACATTACTGGAAGTAATTGCTGGCATTTGTCTCTCTTTCTCTCCTTATTCAACTGTCCGAAGTCATTCTGACTCCTGACTACTGACTCCTGTCTCCTGTCTTCTTCAAAGCCCCTTAAGCGTCTGCGACGCCACCCGCGCGATTTCCTCCCGCGCCCGTTCACGATCCTCCGCGCTCATCCCCGGCCGGATCTTGTCCAAATCCACTCCACCGCCGTTCCCGGCGATCCTCTGTCCCCCGCTAGCCCCCGACCCGCCAGCCAACCGCCCCGGCAGCAATTCCGGATTCTCAGAAACGAACCGCGACAAGTACTCTTTCATCTCCCCGCCATCCCGCGACTGCAGCCGCCCGTCTTCGCTCCGCCCGATATCGTCCTTAACCGCCCGATAAGCCAGCTCCAGCTTCACCACGCCCAGCCGTTGCAGTTCTGCCCGCACCGCCGCGCTCCGCTCAGCCTCTTCCGCCACGGCCCGCGCCCGAGCGCTCTCGGCCGTCAGCTCATTCACCCGCAGCTCCAGGCTCTCCCGCCGCCGCCGCTCTTCCTCCAGTTCCGTCTTGAACGTGGGCTC